ACCTTGCGCCCGCCAATGAACACCCCACCGCCCTTGTCGTCATCGACAATCATGGCGTTCAGGATGGCGCGGGCGCTGTCGTAGTCCCCCGCTGAGGCCTCTGCCTTGGCCTGCTTGATGGCAGCCTCAGCCATGACGCTCAGGCCCGACTCACCGAAGTTGGCGTAGTAGCGGTCGGCCATGGCCTTGGCCTCGGGCCCCTGGATGAAGTCATCCATGCGGTCGGGGATCGTGACGTTCATCGCCCCTACAAACTCATCCTGGAGGTCCATTCGTGTGCGCGTCTTGACATTCTCGACATGCATCGCCTGGATCTTAGGAAGAAGAGCCGCATCAATCTTGGCGCGTTCTTCCACAGCCGCGCGATTGATGAAGTACGAACCCTCCGGGATACCGACCTTGCTGTAGAGCTCATCCAGCTTTTGCTTGACATAGTTCGGATCACGCACCGTGCCGTCCGGGTTGCTGACGGCGGCCAGGTCATCCATGGCCTCGTAGACTGCGGGCTGGTACTTCTCCCGCATCTCACGACGGGCGAAGGCGTCCAGGAAAGACTCGTAGCGCCACGGGCTGACACCACCGGCCTTCTCGACCGCCTGGGCGGCCTTGGCTCGGTTCTCTTCGCTGGACCCCTGGGCAGCCTCCATGGCGCCCTCGTTGCGCTCCCGGTCAATGTTCTGGGCGACCAGGTCAGACGTGAGGCGCTGGAGCTGGGGGCTGAACTCGCGCAGGGCCTGAACGACCTGGGCTGACCGATCAAGACCGACCTGCGAAAGGTTGGCCCGGTAGTACAGGTCAACAGGGGCAGCCACGGGCTGGAACACCCGCTCAGGAGCCCCCTCAGGATTGATGCGCTGCTGCTTTGCCATGGTGTTGTTTCTGGATTAGGTGTTGAAGACCGTCCGCGTGGTGTTGCGGTCGTAGTTGTTGATGTACAAGTCGGAGTACAGGCTGGCGGCGCCGCCGGCGATGCCCAGGCCGAGGCCGGCAAGGGACCCACCCGAGGAGCTGGGTAGCATGCTCAGGACGTTGCCCTGGTAGCCATAGCGTGACTGCTCCTTCTGTTGCTCAAGCTGGAACAGGTTGGCCCGCATCTGGTCCTGCGAGGTCTGGAGATACTCGGCCTGCTGACGGTAGTAGTTGCCCATCAGGGCATCGACGCTCAGGCCAGACACGCCACCTTCGACGGCAGACACCAAGGCAGTGGCGCGCGCCTCAGCACCGCGCCGACTGATGATGTTCATCTCCTGGGCAAACTTCTTGGACTCTTCCTGCTGGCGGCGGGAGATGGCCGAGTACTGCTGCATGAGATTGTTGCCGGCAATCTCTTCGTTGTACTTGTACAGGCGCTGCTGGTACTCAGCCGTGGCCTGCTGCTGCTGGTACGACAGGATCGGAGTAGCCACTGCGGCTACTGCCGAGATCGCCAGAGCCGCGTTGGCCAGGAATGCAGAAGTTGCTGCCGCAGAACTTGCTGCTGCTGCCCCAGCCGCAGCTGAGGAACCTGCCGCCGCTGCTGCCGGGGCGGCTGCCGCTACAAAGATGCACATGGGTTATTTGGTCCTAATGAACTGGTAAAAGGGCTCGTTGTGTGGACCCCAGGCACCGAGTCCAAGGATCTTGAACCCGAGCCACTTGATCCACCGAAGGTGAACTTCGTTCTTGGCGTAGACCCGATTCCAGAGAACCGGGTACTTGTCGTTCATGGCTTCCACCCACCATCGGCTCTGCCTTAGGAAGGTGTAGGAGATGCGCTCAATGCCTGGGGTGCCGATCATCCAGACGACGCCGACATCGAGGTCCTGGAGGCGGCCTGGACCGACGCCAAAGATCCCCACGGCCTTATCGCCCTCCATAATGGCCATGACGTAGGTGGAGGCATTGCAGCTCTGCTGAAGGCCATCCTTTGCGTCAATACCACAGGCCCAGGCCTCAGCCACGTCCTCCTTGCGGAGGTCAGCAGCGACCTCGGCAATGTCCTTAGGCTCTGCTGCTTTGACGTAGGCTTCAGGCGCGCTGTGCTCTGGTGTCATACGAGCTTTCGTATTCCGCGCTCATGAAGTAGCACGGCATGTGCGTGTCGTTTACGAGCTCGACGCACATCTCGTCGTTCTTCCCGTAGATCGGGAACTTGAAGGTCCCGGACACAATGGGCGTCTGCCCGATGATGCCAAAGCCGGTCCCCAGCACGTTCCCTGTGAAGGTGTAAGTGTACTGTGTGCCCGTCAGCTTATGGGTCACCTTTGCGGTGAAGAAGGCTGAGTTGCTGTAGATCAGGGACATGTTCCTGAGCTGGAACCGACCAGAGGCAAAGGCCACCCGAGCGTTGTCTGAGCTGCCCTTCAGGTAGGGAATACTGAACTCGTATCTGGTGGTGTAGACATCACCAATCCAAACGTCGATTGCGGTGATGTTGCCTTCAACAGTAATGATGTTGGACCCCGCAGTTGCATTCACATTGTAGACGTAACCCGCCTCGTTCACAACACCTCCGGGGCCAACCCAAGCCTTGCGCACGACACGGAGCTTTGCCGGGTCAATAACTTGATATGGCAAAGTGATGGTGGTGAGGTTAGTGCCTGAGTTGTAGCTGGGATTAGCGTTCTTGACCGTGCGGCGATCAAGAGCTGTAATGAACTGACTGTTTACGTCCTTGCGGTTAGGCTCTACGGTGAGCTTCTCCAAGTACAAAGCTTGATTGCGCTGAATGACCATGAACAGGGTACTTTTAGACCAGGTGGCGGCCTTGATGGAACCACCGTTGAACGACCACTCAGACCAGCTGGACTGCACCCGCTCGTTGCCTGAGTTGAGCCATCGGTAGACATAGAGCCGGCTCTGGTCCCCGTCAGCAAGCGCCACCAAGACGTTGTCGTGGGTCGATACTGACATCTGGATGATCTTACCCTTGATGAACTTGGGGATCTGGGCTGAGATGTCAGGGGCAATGAGAAGCGAGGAGTCATCTGGGTTTGCAATCATCTCCCTGACCCCGCTGTAGCCACCACGGTCAAAGGGGAAGAAGATCGACTCTCCGGCCACCACCGGTCGGGGGCGGTTGATGCAGTCGTAGTTGGAGATGATGTTCAAGACCGCCGTCCTGGGGGTCAAGTTAGGGTTACCCGTAAGGACAAACTGGGTTTGGTCACTGAACAGGACTAGACGCTCACTGAAGGCGATGGCGCTTCGGAAGATTGTGATGGACGAGTAGGCAGAACCGATGTCGATGGGGTCCGAGTCCAGCAGCGTAGTGACCGTGGTGCGCCAGAAGTTGAAGAACTGCGAAGCCTCCGAAAGGATCACGTTCTCTCCAGCAAGGAAGCCCAAGCGACCTCGGAACAGGAAGATGTCGTTGATGGCCTGTCCGACGAAGCTGGGGTCGGGGTTGCTGCCTAGGTCTCCCACGAGGCGGTCGCCCCAGACGGCGTTGGTGTAGTCCCTGCCCAAGGGATATCCCGGACCAACCCATCCACCAGGAGCACTGGGCGTTGTCCCGTCAGCTTCCTTGAACATGAAAGACCCATCCGACTGACGGATCAGGACATGAGGCATCGTGTTGCGCTGGAGTCGGTACTTGATGCCGGGCGCGATATCCTCTGCCCAAGTCCCTTCGCCAATGTTTGCAGCGTTCTTTGAGGTGAACCTGACCCAATAGTCATCGTCCTCTGATTCAGGAAGTCCCTCAATCTGGACCAGCATCCCGTTCTTTGCGACTGACGGGAGGTCAGCAAAGGACTGGACAGAGTCTTTCACCAAACCCAAGCCGTTACCAGAAAGGCCATCGTAAACGGTCATGTTGATGGCCGGGCCTTGTGTGATGTGGATTGTATAGCCGCTGCGCGTAATAGTGGGAGAAACGCCTCCGGTGATTGCCGCCTTCAACTTGGCCGCAATGTATGAGCCATCAGCCGAAGAGGTTGCGGCGGGGAACGTTTCACCGTCAACTGTTTGCAGTGATCCAATGGTCCCGCTTGAGGTGGATGCGGCGGCACTGGTGTAATCTCCAGTAAACGTACCCGAGATTGCATACTTTGTTGAGTATGCACCCTGCTTGATCCAAACTAGAGCCTCGTTTGTTGCCGCTGTCGTAGTCGCATTGTCCATCGCCACGGTGGTGTTGCGGTTGACGATGAAGGTGTAGTCACCGACCGACACCGCTCGGAACGTAGACTCAGCGGTGTTGCCGGCTGTCACATTCAGATAGCCGACGCCATTGGGCTTGGCCACCACACGCTCTACGCCATCAGTGTCAAACACCTTGATATCGTCGTCACGAATGACAACGACGTACCGCTCCGTTCCGTCCCCGCGGTCGATGACGTGGACGTAGGCCGATCCCGCGTCTCCTGCGATCAGGCTGGCCACATGCTCGGTCGGGGGCCGCTTGCCAAGCCCCTCCACGGGGCTGCTGTAGGCGTTTTCTTGGGCCTCAGCCTGGGTGGCAAAGCGAAGGCTCGGGGTCTGCTGGGAGATCCCGTTGAGCATGTTGGGGACGGGTACGGTAATCAGTGGCATGGATCAGCCCATGAAGTCCTGGGGATAGTGCCGGGCAATCACGCGGAAGGTGTCGTAGTTGTCGAAGATGGTACGGTCAGCGGTCTCGCCTTCGTACTCACGGAGCTTCGACAGGGCCATGACCTCATCGCGCAGAGTGAAGGCGTGGTGCTTCTCGGACCCAACCATGCGGTCCTGGAAGATGCGTGCGGCCTTGACGTTGATGTAGTACCTGGCGGCCTGGGGCAGGTAATCCCAGTCCAGGGCATACACCACGGTGGCCTTGACCGCTTCCGTGAAGACGTGGGAACGGGTCTTCAAGTCGTAGAGCTGCTGCCCACGGAGGATGACATCGACCTTCAGGTTGTCTGGGTAATCGACATCGACCATCAGGGCATTGGAGGGAACAGTGATCTGGCTGGTAGCCGGATCCGGCGTGAACGGAACTTCACGCTCAGTGTTCCAGTGCCAACCCTCCATCTGCACCGCGAGAGAGGTTTCGTCCAGGACCTGCACAGCAAGGGCGACATCGGCTGAGTTCGCACCTGTGATGGTGTTCACGGGGGCCGAGCCGATGGTGCTCAGCATCAGGTTGACTGCCTGGAGCTTGGTCGTAGGTGACAGGGGCATGTTATTTGTTACGGCTGCGTTGCAAGAACTTGGATTGCTCCGGTATTGAAGCGAACACACAACTGCGTCTTACCGCTGCCGTTATCCCGCGCATAAACTACTGCTTGGTTTGCGGCAGGAGCGGCTGGATCTGCGCGTTCCGTGTACAACAGCCGATCATGGAAATACACACCACCGATGTTGATCTGGTTGTCTGAGGTAGGGGAATCAACATCCTGATCCTTACCAATCACGATGTTGTTGTTACCCGTGGTCAGGGCATCACCCGCACGCCAGCCGAACAGGCAGTTGTAGTCACCGGACATCGGGTTGTTTGAGCCAGCCTGATATCCAACGATGGTGTTGCCGTCCGAAATACTGACACCAGAGAGGTAGCCGCTGATCGTACCGCTACCAGCCGAGCCGTTGCTGATTGCGACACCACCCAGCGTTTCCGACAAGTTGAAGGTAGTCCCACTAACACCAACAACATAGTAAGCCTTTCCGCTTACCAAAGCACCTGGCAGGGTACCAGTACTGCGGAAGGCAACGCGGGTTCCGTTAGCGGGGGTGCTGGTAGCCCAAGTCACCACAATCGGAGTTCCAGCAGCAATCGTGACGGACGCGCTGGTGGAGCCAGTCGTGTCCTTCGGGTACCGGAACGCTTCAAACCCGACAACGGTGTTCTGCGAAGCGGAATATGGTGCATTGGTCGGGAAAAACTCATCAGTTTGGCTATCAATCGAAGCGTTGCCCCAGCCCGCCCCACGACCAACCATGACATTTTCCGATCCCCACCAGTTTCGATAGCCAGCGTTGGTGCCGACAGTAGTGTTATATGACGCCTTACATCCGTCGCCAGAGTACTCACCGAGCGCGGTGTTGCTGTCGCCAATCTGGTTCTGCACAAGAGCCTGATTGCCAAGGGCTACGTTGTACTTGCCCGTTGTGATTGCCAAGCCAGCCTGATATCCGACAGCCGTGTTGCTGTGGGATGGAGAGGCTGGGTTGACATTCAGCAGGGCGGAAGCCCCAACAGCGGTGCTTGCGCCGATTACCGATCCTGACACGCCGCGCAAAGCATCGTTACCCACCGCAGTGTTGTTGTTGCCGGTTGTGTTGTAACGACCAGCGTTGGATCCGATAGAGACATTACCAGATCCGGTGGTATTAGACACTGACGCCTGATACCCAACAGCAGAATTGCCACTTGCCGTGGTATTTAGACCGGCGAGCGACCCAACAAAAGTGCTGGTATTTCCAGTAGTGAGGCTCCCACCTGCGCTAGAGCCAACGCAAGTATTATCAAAACCGCTGGAGTTCCCAGCCCCCCCAGTAATCAACTGACCTGCGTTTCGCCCAACAAGCGTGTTGTTTGATCCACCTGCAATGTTCTGCCCGGCTTGGTGGCCAACAGCCGTGTTGTTGTTTGCGTCACCTGTGCTAATCAACGCATCGACGCCGATTGCAGTATTGCGGTTTGGGGTCGCGGTTGTGAGCTTTCCGGTTCCAGCGCCGCCTGCTGCGTAGGGGAGTTGCGTCCACGGCAGGGTTCCCGTACCGACTTTGAACTTCCCCGTATCGGTCTCAAAAGCGATCTCACCAACAAGAAGAGTCGGGTCTGCGTTGGTGAATGCGGAACGGGTGTCACGACGGATTTGGATGTTAGCGAGGTAAGTAGTCATGTGTTTTCAGTTGTTTGCGGTCCCGTTGTTGATGGTGTTGGGATACACCACAGAAGAAGCGACTTGGCCATTGACATTGTCTGGGTACGACGATG